ACCGAGCAGCAGCTCTTAGCCGCCTACACCAGCAGCGAAGTCGGGCGGATGGCGCGCACCCGCGATGCAGTCATCACGAGCATCGCCAAGACCTACAACATCATGTTGTCTGTCGTGCTCGGAGATGAAGCCGAGCCCTTGAGCCTGCCGAACCCCGTCGGCCCTACCATCCTGTCGGCCGATGACCTCACCGGTGACTTCAGCTACTGGGCGGTTGACGCGGGCACTACCCCGATGAGCGACCTGACGAAGCAGCAAGCTCTTGAGCGCCTTGTACCCATCTTGGTCCAGCTCGGCGCCGACCCTCGGCAAGTTCTGGGCGAGCTCGTGCGCACCTATCAGCTCCCCGAGAGCTTTGCCGAGGTGACCGAGCCCGGACCCGTTGAAGCTGCGCCCCCTGCCCCGCTACCGTTCCCCGTTGCAGGGGGCGTACCCCCTGAAGGAATCTGACCCATGCCTCTCATGATCGCCAGCGCCCCCCAGGGCATGCCCGCAGACCTTGCCGCCATTGCCGAAGAGCAAGACGAGCTTATCGGGCAGGAGCTTGCAGGCCTGGTGCCCCGCCCCGACCGGCCCTACTCCGCCAAGGTGTACACCGCGCTGACTGACGCCATCAGCAAGGCCGCGAAGGTCATGGGGCTTGACTTGACCCCCGAGCGCTACACCGAAGACGTAGCCGAGATGGATGCGGATGTTGCAAGATTTCTTGCCATGATGGCAACAGCAGCCTCCGACTTCGGCCAGCCCTTCCCCGTGGAGCTCGAAGACATCAAGGGAGACGCGGAGCTCACTGCCATCACCGCAGCCCTGACGCAGCTTGCTGCAGACAAGGCCTTCGCTGAGTTCCTCGACGCCCCTGCCGAGCCGGAAGAAGTCATCGAAGAAGAGACCGTCATGCCAGACGGTGACGTCGAAGAGGAAGAGGTTGAAGAGTTCGACTTCTCCAAGCGCATGCGCAGGCGGTAGAGATGGCATTCCGGTCGGTTCGCTCTCGCCTGGCGCAGCTCTTCGGCTTCGGCCAGCGAGCAAAGTCTGTCATACCTGCCACGCGTGCTCAGGCTTATTACCGCTCTTATGAAGGCGGAGTAATGGGCAACCTTACGCAGGCTATAGAGCGAAAGCAGCCGGTCACCTTCTTTTATAAAGACAAGTGGCAGCCCGAGGGCACACCCGGCGCACTCGGGCAGCGCGTAGGAAATCCGCATGCCGTGTGGAGAGGCACGAACGGCAGGGTCTACCTACATCTGTACGTTGACCCACAATCTGCAACGGCTACGGGCGGCCTGCCAGGGTGGAGAACCTTCCTTGTCAATCGCATCCAAGGGGTGAGCGTGCTCGAGCTTGGCGCCACTTTTTTGGGGCGGCCTGTCGCGTTCGTAACGGCGCCAGGCTGGAATCCGTCTTGGTATCGCCAGGTCGGGCAACCCATCAAGCTCATCCAGTGAGGACACATGTCACATGAAAGCGTTGCCGAGCAAGTGCTTGCAGAAGTGCAGGCGCAAACCACTACCGAGCCGCAAGCGGCCGAGCCGACACCCGCAGACCCCGAGCTCGCAGCGATGCAAGCTACCATGGAGGCAGACGGGGCAGAAGTCGAGCTCGAAGAGCAGACGGGCAACGAACCGCCGAAGAAGCGCGGGCTAAGCTGGGAACAAGCCGTCAAGTCGGTGCCCCCTGACATCGCAAAGCTCATGCGCAGCATGCAGGCCGACTACACCCGCAAGACGCAGGAGCTTGCCGAGCAGCGCAAAGACTTCATGCGCGAACGTCAGGCGCTCATGAAGGGCAAAGAAGCCCTGACTACACCGGACGAGCTGCCCGAGTATGACCCGTTCAACGAGTCGAGCATCAACGCACGCATCGAGAGAGAGGTCACCAAGCGCCTGCAGCAGGTCCTTGAGCCGATGCAGGCCGAGTATGAGCAGATGGCAGCGCAGGACAGCTACAAGGGCTTCCTGCAGAATCACCCTGACTTCGAGACGGACACCGGCCTTCGCTCGGAGGTGCAACACCTGCTCGAGCAGAACGAAGGGCTCGACCTCGAGACCGCCTACTGGGCTGCGAAGGGCAAGCGAGGCAAGGCGGAGGCCGCCAAGGCCAACGAAGCACGGGCAGCAAAGCGACGGGCAGCCAAAGAGGCAGCGCTCAAGGGCACCGGCACACCCCGAAGAGGTGGCGTAGGACGCCGCCCCAACCGGGCAGACCTCAAGAAGGCAAGCGCGGCAGACATCCTCGCCATGGCCCAGGCTATGCACCGCAGCTGAGGCCGTGCTACAGTGACCCCCTGTAAGGCCACCCCGTAGCGGAGCCTTGCGCCTTCGGCACTGCGATGACCGCAGCACGCCCCGAATACGCAAGCAACCTACCGCTATGGGGGCCCACTATGGCCGCACCTCAAAGTGTCATCAGCACTACGCTGCAGCTCCTGCGCGACAAGCTGATTGACAACTCGTTCCTCTCGCATCCCCTCTTTCGCGCCATCGAAAGCGCGGGCAACCTGGTAAAGGTCTCGGGCGGCCTCCGCGTCGAGCAGCCTGTCATCTTCGGTGATCACAGCTCCATCACCGAGCTCACCAACGGCTTCGAGCCGGTGAGTATGGCAGTTACTGACCCCTTCCAGACTGCCAAGTTTGAATACTCGAACTTTACGCAGCCCATCATCCTGAGCGCAGTCGAGAAGGCCGCGAACAAGGGTGATCTCGCAGTTGTCAACATCCTCGAATCGAAGATGAAGAACGTCATGCTCGGGCTGAAGAAGGAAGTCTCCAAGCAGGTCATGCGGGGCAACAGCTCTACGTTGACCACGCTGCAGACCCTCAACGGCATGACCACCGCAGCCGGTACCGGTTGGCTCGAGGGCATCGCCACGACAACCCAGCAGAACGTAGTTGGCGGGCTGTCGAAGGTGACGTACCGCGGGAACAACTGGTTCAACAACTTCTTCGACTCGGGCGCTAACTTCGCCCTGTCGCACCTCGACCAGCTGATGATTGATTGTCAGATTCGGAACCCCTCCGGCGAGTTCCCTGACCTCATCTTCATGAGCCCGAAGTGCTTCGCAGCCTTCCAGGCAAAGCAGCAGAGCTTCGTCAACTATGTCAGCAGTGAAGGCCGTGACAGCCTTGACCGTGACATGGTGGCAATGTGGCGCGGTGCTCGCATCTACGTGGAACCGAACCTCGGCTTCACTGCGCAGAACCCTGCCAAGCCTGTCTCGGCCTACGTGCTGAGCAGCTCCAACTTCCAGCTCTACGCAGACACGGACGGCTTCTTCGAAGTGTCTGACATGATGCCCGTTCCAGGCACTGCGACAGAGGCCGCTATGGTCTTCTGCCGCATGCAGCTTGTCACCGGTCACCTTGCTTCGCACGGTGTTCTTCTCGACGCGGAGGCCTAAGCCATGTCAACCTCTACTCTCATTCAGTTCCTCGGCGACGGCATCACTTCCCCCTCGGGAACCGAAGCCGGCACCAGCAACCGGCGCCAGGTCGAGACCTTCATCTCGGGCGGTGCTATCGCTGCCGGCGACTGGGTCTCGCTCGACGTCTCGAAGACCGGCTCAGACAAAGCCCTCTACGTCATTGAAGCGCCTGCTACGGCATCTGATGCCCGCTGCATCGGTGTCGCTCTTGCCGCTGCCTCGGCAGCAGGTGAGCAGGTGCGCGTCGTTGTCGCGGGCTACGTTGCCGAAGCAAACGTAGCAACCGGCACGGGCATCGGGCAGGCGCTTACCCCGAACGGCACAGCAGGCCGTGTTGGCCCTGCTGAGTACATCGGCAACGGTTCCGGCGCTGCAGCTGTCCGCATTCCGACCGTCTGCGGTGTCACCTTGACTCTCGCCGCGGCCAACAAGGCCGAGGTCATGGTCAAGAAGCAGTTCTAAGTCCCCCCCCAGGGGCATTAGCCCGGCAACGTGTCCTCGCCGGCTATTGCCCTGCCCCCTTCGTCTGGTGTCCTTGGCGAAGGGGGCTTCTTTCCTCGAGGTGACGTGTGAATCTTGGCGAGCTGCTCGACTTCTGCGGCAACCTTTTAGACTACGACCCGGTCAATACCACCTACCGGGCGCAGCTCGTCTCACTGCTCAACGACGCGCAGACGCGCACCCTGACCGATCGCCCCTGGGCATTCGCGTCACAAGACCGAAAGCTGCGGGTCTACACCGACACGACCCTGAGCCTGACCTTCACGAATGGCAGTGCACAGGTGACCGGCGCCGGTCTGCCCGTCTCGACCGACCCCATCCTGCCCGGCAGCGCTCTCGCTATGGCGGAGCTCACCTTCGATGACAGCGGAGGCACATCCCACCGGTATCGCGTTGCCTGGGTGGAGCTCGCTACCAGGCTCTACCTTCGCAGACCCTACACCGGGGCGAGCGGAACCTATACGGTGACCGTCAAGCGTCGGCAGGTGCGCCTGCCCTCTGACTGCATGACCCTTCAGAACGTCAGCGACCCAAAGGTGGGTATTCCTGCGAAGGCCTTGTTCCTGAGCAAGTGGGAACGCGAAGACGCCGACCTTGACCCAGACCTCTTGGGCACCGTCGAAGCCTTCCTCCCGAGCGAAGGCAAGCGAGTACCGGCGCCGCAGGTGCCGCGCGGCGTCGCTATCGTTGCCGGTGTCGCTCAAGGCGCGCGGACGATCGACGTGTACATGTGCAACGTTCGCGGGCCCGCGGCGCAGAACTTCCCGACCTATCGCAAAGATGCGAGCTCGGGCTTCGAGTCTGCCCTCAGCAAGGTCGCGAGCTACACGCTGACAAATACGCAGACGCTAACATTCACGCCTGAGGCCTTAGCGAACCAGACCGGCCTCTATCGGCGGTACTACTTCACCTGTGCCGAGGCCAATATCCTCGCACCGGTGCGAGTCACTCATGCAGACGCAGTTGACGCGCTAGCCGTCGGTGTCGACACCGTAGCCCCGACGGGCGGTGTGACGCTCAAGCCGAGGCTCGGCCTGACACACCTGAGCGGGCAGGCCTTTCAGGCTGAGGCCATCCGCTACAGCTTCAACCAGGCCGGACTCTACCAGTCCGTCGAGCTCTACCCGCACCCGAGCGGCGACCAGGACATCAACACCCGCATGATCGTGGCACCGCCTCGCATGCAGGAGGACCAAGATGTGCCCCTGGTGCCTGCCGCCTACGCGCAGATCGTAGCCTATGCAGCGCTCGAGGCTCTAACCTTGAAGGTCGACAACCCTGCACTAGCCTCGGTCTACATGCGGAAGAAAGACGTGCTGTTCCGGGCCATGGAGCAGCGCTACCTGAAAGAAGTGCCCCGACGCATCATCAAGGGCACACCGACCGCGGGCTATCGCTTCGTGCGCAATCCCTTCGGCCCCCTGCGCTTCTCATGAACCAGTCACAGTATCAGACACCGCTCGCGGGCGGAGTAGCTACCAGGCTGCCGCAGAATCCCCAGGACGCAGGCAAGCTGCAGAACTGGACACTAGACCGTGTCTCGGGCGGTTGGTCGTCTCGGGTCGGCTACGAGCAGTACAGGACAGGCCGCAACGACTTCGACCCCTTCGGCACAACCGGCCCTATCTACGCGCTGCACGTCGCGCAGCAACTCGCGGGCGGAGCTCGGCAGGCCGTGCTCTTCGAATCAGACGGCAAGCTGCAGCTCTACTACGACGCGACTGCCGCTCCTGCGCTGCGTACCCTGCAAGCAGACCGGCACATCCCCACCCCAACCGAGGCAGGCAGCTGGTTCACCGACACCCCCTACGGCACGATCGTCACCAATGGCGTCGACCGGCCTGTGATTGTCAACCCCTGGCCTCTGGGTGATGCTGCAGAATCGACGGCAGCAATCGGGCGGTGCTGTCGGGCGTTCGGCTTTGCGGCCTTGCCGAGCTCGCCCGAGCCGCTTGACGTCAACCCGATGCCCGCCCCGAGCGCCACCAGCTACAACCCCACCATCATGGGCAGCGCCTTGACCTTGTGGTGTCCGTCGCACCCGCAAGCCATTGCCGACGGAGGGCGGTGGGGGCTCGGCTTCGGCTCGAACATGGCAGGCACCCCAGTTGACGGAGGAAACGAGGCTCTCTATGCGTACGTCTGCAGCTTCATCACCGACACGGGCAGCGAAGGACCAAGCAGCGAGGTTGCGACCATCACCTGGGGGCTGCCTGTAGATGCTGCCCGTATGCGGCACGCCGTTGCAGTGCGCCTGCCTATCGGGCCCGAGGGCACCGTTGCGCGTGCTCTCTACAGAACCAAGAACTACAGCCCCGACAGCCCCTACGGCGGCGACACAACGCTTTACCGTCTGGAAATCATTCGAAACAACGCCGAAGATCTGCACTTTGACCCCGTTCGCAGCTCAGACCTAACGCAGCCGAGGCCGGACCTTTCGACCGGTCCGCTGCCTGCCCCGCGGGCCCGCTTCTCGGGGTTGTTCGGGGGCTGCCTTTGGCTCGACGGCGGTATTGATGACGGCCTCAGTCTCTACTACAGCGCGCCAGGTCTCATCGAGCAGTTTGGCTCCGCGAACTTCATTCAGCTGTCAAGCGAGGGCGGAGCTATTACCGGCCTCTTCGGTTCCTACACGAACCTGCTTGTCTTCCGAGAGCGGGGCATTGACGTCGTAACGGGCAGTTTCACCGAAGGCTTTCAGGTCTCAACTATCAGCAACTCGGTAACCTGCCTGAGCCCGCACACTATTGCAGCAGTGCCCGGCCTCGGGGTCGTCTTCCTCGGTACGGATGGTGTGTACGGCCTAACGGGCGGCCTCGAGGGCGGTGCTATTGCGGACCTCGTGAACTTGACGGTAGGGCAAGACGAGCTCATCGAGAAGATTACACCGGACTGCCTGCCGCGCGCGGTGGCTACGTTTTCCGCAACAGAGAGGCAATACCAGCTCTACATCCCCACCCAGGGCAACGACCGCCCGAACCGCGGCCTAGTGCTTCACCTTGACCGCCTGGCGCTCCTTGACTCGCAGCGCCTTAGCCCCTGGAGCACGCGCAGAGGTTTCCCTGTCGGAGCCATCGCCACACGGGCAGACGGCACCATCATCTTCGGACATCACACCGGGGCAGAGGCAGGGGGCACCAGCTCACAGCGCGGTCTCTTCGTCATGTCCGGCAAGCGCGCCCTCGGCAGTAGTGTCGTAGCCGATGAGATGGTCTTCAAGGCCGCCCCCACCAGCATCTACCGGTCTGCCTGGTGGTCTGCCGGTGACCCGCAGCTGCAGAAGCAGGTCACCTACGTGACTATCTGGGTGATGACGACCGGCGACAGCACCATCACTATGCGGCACTACAAAGACTTCGACCTGGTGCCCGTGCTCGAGCGCACCTACCTCGCGCAGCCCCCTGATGCCGTTGTGCTGCCGACGCTCGACAAGACGGTACTGGGTGCGCCCGAGACCTACCGCTCCGAACGCCTGGTGCCACTGCGGTACAGTGTCGCGCACATGTCTGCCGCCTGGTTCTGCTTCGAGCTCGAGACGACGGCAGATATCATCCTGGTAGGCCATGAGTACGAGTTCACCACGAAGGGCACAAAGGTCGTCATGGGAAGGCGCGCATGAAGCGGTGGGCACAGCGAGACGCAACAACGGGCGGCACACTAAGCCCCGGAGCGGTCAACGATGAGCTGCGGGCGCAGCAGTCAAGCATCACAACGCTCGACCGCGAGCAGCTGCCGGAAGGGTACGTCACCGAGTCAAGGCTCAAAGACTACGCCATCCTGCGAGGCTACATCGCAGACCAACACCCGACAGGCGGGCAGCAGAATACGGTCACCTTCGACCCTTCTTCAGCCCCCACTAGCAACAGCTGGAACGCGGCAGCCTTCCGCGTCTACCCTGGTGGCTGGCAGAACGTCAGCACGTCCAGCGCGGTAACTCTCGCAGGCTTCAAGGGCGGGCACCTTCACATCGAGTGGGCAGGCAACGGCTACATCTTCGGAGCCATGGCGGACGGTCTGAACGTCCCAACCCCAAAGACGCCCCGATACCTCAACCTCCGCATCACCGCGAACGGTGTCACGCTTGTCGAGAAGCGCGGGCCCGGATGTCATGAGGCTTTCCGAGTCATTGGCTCGAGCCTCGTGCCGCAGGGAGACATCTCGGTACGCTTTCAGTGGCGTATCACAGGGCCATCACAGGACGATAACAACGTCACAACTGCCGGCATGCCGGTCACTCAGGCGCACCTCTACAGCATGCGCTACCTCGCTATCGGAAGGTGGCGCTAATGTCTCGCATCACAGACGGACCCATCGAGGGCGGAGACACGCTTGACGCCGCCAGCCTCAACACCCGCTTCGCGTCTTACACCCAGACCGACCTCAACCAGTTCAACCACCGAGACGCAGCTCACGACCTGCCGCAGTTCTCCGGCTCAAGCTGGTTGCTGACGCATGCGCAAGAGCAAGGCATCGGCCTGAACAACTGGAAGCACTCGAGCTCGGTGACGGTCAACGGCATGACCTCCATGCCTGCAGACCCGCACCCGATCGAAGACGGAGCAGGCAACCCGAGTCAGATGAGCTTCGGGGCAGGCCTTACGGTAGCCACGGGTGAAGTGCTCCGCGTCTACTGGAACCTCTCCGCCAAGGCCACCCAGGGCGGCAACTGGAACGCGGCAGGCAGCCTCGGATACTACGAATTCAACGATGGCAGCGGAGGCGGGCAGAAGACAGACACCTGGGGGGCTGTCTGGGTGTTTTACCTCGAGTGGGACATCACTAGCGCAGCCCGTGCGAACTACGTCGCAGTGCCTGGGCAGGGCGACTTTAAGAGCACAATCGGAGGCTATCGGGGCGAGCTGCTCACCAATACGCTGGCGAGCAGTGTGATGCCTGCGGGGCTCCGGTATGCAGACACCCCAGACAACGGCATCCTGCCCCGCGCGAGCAAAGCGAGCACGCAGCTTTGGCGCGGAATCTCCGGGGCTTGGTTCTACCCGAAGACGTCAGGCTCGCAGACAATCTACGGGCTGCGGGTAGTCGTCAAAGGTGTCCTGCATCCATACAAGACAGGCGGGAACAACTACCTGGTTCACGACACGACCTATAGCAACGGCTCGAGCCTTGCCTATAATGGCGGCAACCTCGCTGTTCTCAAGCACCGGGTGAAGTGAATGTCATTCAGTCCGCCCAACACCTTTGTCGATGGCACCGTCTGCACTTCTGCAGCGCTCGAGGGCAACTATCAAGCCCTGCGCGTGTACCTTCATGGAGGCATTGTCTCAGGTGACGTGCAGGCCTCTCAGTGGATCGATACCCGTCACATCCAGCCCCCGAGCTTCGAGCCTTACAGCGCAGTGCAGCACGGCATTAGCGGACACCAGGGAGGCAGTAACTCCGGGCTCGTGCGCCTGACCTTCTGCACCAAGTACCTAAGCGGGCAGGGGCGGTCGACCTCGCAGGCCTTCCACCTTATCCCGGGCACCGCCATCACCATCGACGCTCGACGGGCTTGCACCGCGGTCTATCACTACTGGTGGGAAGTCGAAGGCGGACCGGACGAGAGCACCGGAGGCGGGCAGGAGACCGACACAGCTCGTCAGGTCTGGATTGCCCCCTACGTGCAGAAGGTCTCGACCGCCTACACCGCATACAGAGGGCATGCTCAGGAAGTCGCGAACATCCAAGGCACCTCTCGCATGTGGAACAACCCGGTCACCCGCGGAGCTGCCGCCCCCTACACCGTTGCCGGTGCCTACCAGAGCCGAGACGGCGTCCTCGTGCACAGTGCCATCAACGGCCGGAGCACCTTCGGGCTCGCAGCTCACTCACAGATTGACCGGGCTGCAGTCGTCAACTGGGGCGTCGCAATCGAGACCTTCTACCTCTGAGGTAACCAATGGCAGACCCTCTCACCTTAGGCCTTCTGGGTATCGGCGCAGCTAAAGCCGTCGGCGGTATCGCTCAAGGAGTCGGCACAGCGCGAGCAGCTGACGCCATGCGCTTGACCCGACAGCAAGAGCGCGAGCTCCGGCGCCTGCGCCGACGTCAGGCAGGCGGCAGACTCGGGCTGACGCGGCAGGAAGAAGCAGCTCTCCGGCGCGAAGCAGAAGCGGCGCAGATGGGTGTCTCGAGAGACCTCGAGGCAATCGGCCTGCAGCAAGCTGCCATCCAAGGAGCCGGAGGCCGGGCAGTGTCCGGCCGTGACATCTTCCTGCAAGAGCAGGCCGAACAGCAGGCTCTCCGAGCCATCCAGCAGCAGGAAGAGGAAAGCATCAGGCAGGCCGACCAGGCCGAGAGAGATGCCGAGAGAGCGCAGATAGCAGCGCTCGAAGGGCAGGCGATGCAAGCAGAGGCAGCCCGTCGTCAGGGCGTCGCGCAGGCAGTCTCTCTCGGGCTTGTCGGAGGAGCCGACGTCGGTCTTGCTGCCGTGCAGATGGCACAGCAGGCGAGGCTTGCCGAGGCAGCAATACCACAACAGTCTCTTGAAGACCTCATCCGAGGCCTACAGCCCACACCAACAGGCCGAACCTATGGCGGGCTCGTGCCTGACCCCTTCGGAGCGTAGACCATGGCAACCACTAGCTTCAGAGGGCGCCGCCCCCAGTACATCGAGAGCTATGCGCGCACGGTCTCGGCCTACCAGCGATTCCAGGACATCTCGCAGGACATCCAGGCCGAGCAGGACAGGCTCAACTACCTTGACAGCCTCATGGCCTCGGAGAGGCAGAACCTTACGAACCTCAACGAAGTCTTCCGGGTACGCCCGCAGGACCTCGGGGCAGCTCAGGCACTGCTGCAGCAGCAGTACGCAGGCGAAGACGCGGCAAGGCGGCGCATATCAGCAGGCAGGGCAGGCAGGGCAGCAGACCTGCAGCTACCTCGAGGGCAGGTTGCCGAGCTTCGGAGGCTGCTCACCGGGCCCAGTAGGCAGCCTGCATCAGCTCGAGACGCTGCGCTGCGGATTGTGACGCAGGACACGACACCCGAGCAGGCGGCCGAGCTCCTCGGGCTGCTTGAAGAGCTGCAGCTCGACCCGCAAGCAATCCAGCAGGTGCGCGACCAGGTCACCCGAGTGTCTCGAGGCACTGCGCGCACAGGTGCGCCCCGAGCAGCAAGCCCAGAAGAGCGGGCAGCAGAAGACGCCATCCAGCAGCAACTTGAGGCCGCCTTCTTTGCCGGTCCGGCAGGTATTCGCGGAGGCTATGACGGGCAGGCAATCGTTGAGCGAAGAGAGCAGACTGCAGCCCCCGAAGGCCTCAGCTTCTCAACCGAGGCCGATGCCTTCGCGGCCGCACTTGCCGCCATGCAAGACGGCACACTGTCTGCCGAAGACTTCGCCAGCGAGGAAGACTTTCGCTTCGCGAAAGCGCTTTACGACGAAGCCAAGGCGAAGAAGGCATACCGCAACGATGAGCGCGTGAACTTCGAGCCCGAGGTCTTGGCCAGCCGAGCCCGGGTAGCCGAGCTGCAGCAGCTCCGGGCAGAAGCACCAGGCGCACAGTACACCGACCCGACTCGGGAACGGTTCAAGCGCGAGCTCATCGCCCGAGGGTATGACCCGGACAAGAACAACGGCCGCTATCTGCAGTACCAGCAGAGCCCATACTATGGGGCCATGGTCGCAGCTGACGACATTCTTGACAGCCTGCTCGCAGATGATGTGGAGCTCGAAGCAGTCAACCGAGGGCAGCGCATGGCGGCAGACCTCGTGCGGCAGCTCGACGCAGCAGGCAAGCCCTACGACATCAGGAAGGTAGAGAAGCAGCTCGGCAAAGTCCTCGAAGGCGAAGAGCTGCAGGGGGCGCTTGCCTTCGCGCTCGCAACGAAAGAATACGACGCGCAGGGCATGAGCAGCCCCAACCAGCGAGAGCTGCAACGAGCAGCCAAGGAGCGCGAAGCACGGGCAGAAGAGCAGGCGCGCGAGCTCGACGCGGAAATCACTGCAGACATCGAAGCCGAGGCGAAAGCAGAGTTCGACTTCGCCCAACGACTCGCCAAGCCTCGTTCACAAGAAGAGGCCTTGTCGCAGATGTTCGCACTTCAGCCCGAGCCTGCACCCGAGCCGATTGAGCTGCGCGGTGAGATTGCCCCCGTGCCTGCTCAGATAGATCCGAGTGATGAGCGATTCAGCTACCGCAAGACGGCAGATGGGTACCAGGTCATTCAGCAAGGACGGGAACCCTACAACGTTCCGAGGGGTTCGCGAGCTGCCCGCAGCATTGAGCAGGTGCTTGCAGGCAATGCCCCGTTGCCTCCCCTGCAGCCTGCTCCGGCGCCCCCTGCAGCTCCTGCACCTGCACCCGTAGACTCTGCCGAAGCCCTTGCCGCCTACGAGCCCCCAGGCATGCAAGCCCCGGCAGGAGAAGTCGAAGCGGCCGCGCAGCAGGTCTTCGTCTTTGACCCTAAGACGGGCAAGCTCGTACAGAGGTAGACATGGAAGTGCTCGTCAAGGGTAACCGTTACCGATTCCCGGACGACATGTCGCCCGAAGATGCTCTCAGCATTCTGCAGAGAGAGGGCGTGGTGCCTATGCCCGAGCTGCCTGTGCAGCCTGCTACAGAGATGGCGCAGCCCGTTGCCGTCATCCCTGCAGCTGCCGAGCTCGGTGCCTCTCGCGAAGAAGCCCGGGCAGCCCTTGTAGCGCAGGAGCTCGCACGAAGAGAGCAGCTCATTCCCCGAGGCGAGGTCTTCGACGAAGAGCGCAGGCTGCTCGAGAGAGAGCAGCGCAGGCAGGAACGGGAGACACAAAGGGTACTACAGCCAGGCAGAGAGGAGCCTCGGGCAGTTGCTCCGGGTGGATTCGCTATGCTGCGTCCGTCTCGCATCATCGAGCGGGAGATACCGGCAGTCACACCCGAAGGCGAGACGCTTACAGAGCGGGTCCTCGTAGACCCGAGCGGAGCAGAGAGACCCGCGACAGCAGAGGATGAAGTCGCCGAGGCTTTTGCCTTGCAGACCGTGCTCGGTGCCGAGTCAGCGCGACAGCTCGGGCAGCAGATTGCAGCCCAGCAGGCCGAGGTTGACCGACGTATCGCGGAGGGCGAAGAGGTTGGGGTCTTTGAGTTCGCAGGGCCTACGCTCTCGGGCATCTTGACAGAGGCAGGAGAAAGCGCGGGAGTAGTAGAGACCGAGCTCGGGGCATCTCTACGCAGCACGCTCGGGTGGTTGTCTGCCCTGGCTGCAGAGGGTTACTTCCGCGGCCTGGGCTACGAGGTAGACCGCAACGGCATACCCGTCGACCCCGATGACCTCGGCCTCGCTGTCGCGCAAGCTCGGCGCACTATCGGCATTCCGGACGTAGTGTATCCGCTGCAGTTCCCGAGCAAGGTCGGCAGGGAAATCGTAGGGGCGGTAAGCCCCGAGGCTGAAGCGCAGCTCACTCAGCTGCTTCAGTCTGTGCCGCAGCTCGCCTTCCCGACACCGGGTGTCGCCACTGAGTCTCAGACGCGCAAGGTTACCACCTTCGACCCCGAAGGACGTCGACGCGTCGCCAAGATGGCAGTGCCGAGCCCGCTCGAAGACTTCGAGGGTTGGAAACAAGCCGAGGTGTCTCGGATTGCGCGCAATGTGGCAGCAGGCCGCACCATGGGCGATGAGTTCCTCGACGCGCCTGCGGTGCGCGACTGGTATGCCACCATCTGGGGCGACCCTGACGCCGCCTACTATGCTGGCAGTCTAGCCGAGGTCTTTGTCCCTGCCGGACCAGGCACAGCAGCGAAGGGGGCAGCGAAGGCCGCCAAGGCCGCCACAGGGACACGGGCAGCAAGCAAGGCCGCTACCCTTGCCATACGCGCAGCGGAGGCCACAGCAGCAGCCAAGCCCCAGGGAAGGGCAAGCAAGGCGGCACAGGCTGCAGCGCTTGCCGTTGCCAACCCAGTCGCAGACATCGCAGCAGCGCTCACACCGGGCAGGGCATCAGACGGGCGGGTAGTTCGTCGAGTCGCAAGCAGTGTCTTGAAGGCAGGCGCACTCGACCAGGCAACAGCAGCCAGGGCAGCCCAGGCGATTAGCGCGGGCAGTGATACCGTCGAGGCTGTCATTCGGGACGTGGCACCAGTGCTCGGCAAGGATGTCGACTACTTTGCCCGTCAGCTGCGTCTGAACGTCCCCGATGATGTGGTGATGGTCACGGCCAACGTCGGTGTGCCTCGGGTGCATGCGGACACCATGCGGCGCAGCCTGGGCGCTTTCCGTCGGCAAGTGTTCGGAGGCAGCCCGCAGGCCGTGCTTGACCGTCTGCCCGATGCGATTGCAAAGGAGCTGCGAGCCTTCGACGACTGGGCAGAAGTACCGGCAGGGCTGCGCCTGCAAGCCTCGACTATCCTCGAAGACGCTCACGCTATCGCACAGGCGCCCAAGCAGGCGCGTCTTGCCCGAGACCTGACTGCAGCGCAGACCTTCATCACCGGACAGCTCGAGGGCCTTGACAGGCTGCTGAAGGCACCCGCACTGCAGACGCCTACAGCCCGCAGAGTCAAGGCTGTGCTCGGAGGCTCGAGGCTGCTCGAGGCGGAGACGGCAGCAGTCGCACGAGCTCGGGCAGACATCCGCGCGGCAGCTCAGACCGAGCTCGGCCGTATCGGTAAACGCATGGCAGCCAAAGCGCGCGAGCTCGGTAGCGCAGACGAAGCGGTTGATGCAATCCTCGCCGGAGAGCTTGCGACGGCACCGAAGCCCCTGACGGGCAGGGAGGCCTGGTCGAAGGCTATGGGGGCGCTGTACGGAGATGAGCGCAAGGGCATGGACTTGCTCAAACTTGCGATGGACCGAGGCGAGGTGCCGCGGATAGCTACGCCCCTTCCAACCGTAGACGGGCTGCGGGCAATCGATCAGGCGCTAATGAAGGCACAGATAAAGGGGCTGTCTGGTGTGCGTGGAGATTCGAGGCTCACGAGCTGGTTAGCGCCTGACTACCAGAAGGCGCTGCTCAAGGTAGCGGTTGACGAAGGGACAAAGAAAGGCCTCGCAGCTCGAGGGCGACTCACGGAGCAGCTTGGGAGCGTCATCGAGGCGGCAACAACCCGAGCAGGTGCGGTGCCTGCCGGAGCTTCGCGCTTCATCGCAGCGCTCACCGAAGGCCGACCCTTCGAGGTTCCGAGGCTGCGCCGCGGCAGCATCCGCAGACAGCGCGTCTACGACGTCAGGCAGAGCCACGCAGAACGGATACTCGCAGAGAACGGGGAAGAGTTCGCGCAGTTTGCGGAGGGCATTGCGCCCCGAGCTCGGCAGGCCTTGCACACTGTGCTCAAAGAAATGCTCGGCAGCTTGCTCATGACAGGCCGGCGCAACATTGTGCAGAATGCGCAATATGGCTACGTCTTGCCGAACGTCGTAGGCTTCCCGGCTGCTTTGTTCCGGCAAGCTCTCACGCCCTTGCTCACCGTCGGCCTCAAAGACTCGGGCGATATCGTGCGCCGCGTCCTCCGTCGCCGCACGTTCGGCGGAGGCTTGACCACGCAGGACGGTGTGTTCTACACCGGCAAGCAGCTGCACGAGCTCGCAGAGCAGACCGGGCTCGGCTATTCGACCGTAAGCAGTGAGCGGGTAGGCAGCCTCGCCGATGACCTGCTGAGGGACGCCAGGCGGGCAGCAGAGGGCCCACTTGCCCAGGTGGTAAAGCGCGAGCTGTCCCCGTTGGACAAATCGTTCTACACCCGAACAGCCGAAGCCATCGAGATGAGCATGCGCCAGGCGGCCTTCGAGGCAGCGCTAATCAAGGGGCAGGCACCGCGGCAGGCAGCCGAGACCGCGCGGCGCACTTTTTTCGACTACAGCGAAGTGTTGCCCGCAATCCGTGACAACCTCGGGCAGCTCTTCGCGACTGCTGCGAGCAACACGAAGCTCTATACCGAGCTGATGCGCGCCATCATGAGCAACCCAGACAAGGCGCGAATTGTGCTTAAGGCGCAGCTGCAGAAGGCTCGAGCACAGGACCCCTACAACCTGCACGGAGACAAGGCGCTCAAGAGCCTCGGCTTAGTCGAAGTCGGTGACGGTGTCTTCTTCGGTCCGGAGCTGCCCGGATTCGCTGCGCCTGAGGTTGCGCTCGGTATGGCAAGACAAGGCGACCTGCTCGTAGAGAACCTGCAGCAGTCGGTGGCGGCAGCGCAGCAGGCGGGCAGCTTTGCCGACCAGGTTGTTCAAGGCACGACTACCCTGACGCGCAGCCTCGCAGATGACGCCCTGCCTGCTGTTCTGGCGGCCTTCGACGCATTCACCGAAGAGCAGCTCAGCTACCAGACGCAAGGGATACAGGGGGCTCAGCCTGTCAGTGACGAGCAGATGATGTGGGCCGCTGCGCTCTACGCTCACCACATAGACCAGAGCAGGGAGAGCGGTGCATGGGACTGGTTCGAGCGCACCTTCAAACCGCAGATAGTGCAGCCCCCTGAGCAGCTCGCACACCCTGAGCTTCCCCAGTATTGGACAAAGGTACCGAGAGGCATGCCTCACCTGCTGTGGGGCAGGGATGAGCGAGGGTTGCCTCTCTACATGGCGCTCGAGCTCAGCGACGACGGTGAGCGCTTTCTACAGATTGCGCGCAAGCTGACACCGAATGCCATCGATAACGCTCTGGTGGCAGGTACCTCTTTGCTTGAGCTGCAGCCAGGGCAACAGCCCGTCATGGTCTTCGGAGGCGATGCCCTGCCGAGCACACCGGGGCAGGCTGTAGCCGAGACGCTTCTCGAGCGTGCACCAGCAGCAAGCCCGCGAGCCGAGAGGCAGCGACAGATCCAACAGATAGGCGAAGTTATGACCGGCCAGTGATAGACTGCTCGGGAACGTCGTCAGTCCACGAATGAGGAGAGACCGGCATGCCAACACGTATCACGAACTTCCTTCACAGCTCGACGGTGACAGGCTCGCAAGGCCTGGGCACTGCCCTGAACACCTCAGACGTGCATGTGCATGACCTGCAAGCGCGCTTGCCCGAGTTCCAGAAGGGCGGCCGCAACTACCGCGGAATCGTCGAGGGCATTCACGTCAAGCTGACGAGCCCGGGCGCCCCCAGCGCGACGAAGGTGACGGTACGCATCTGCGCCGATGCCAACGGAGATGAGGTGCTCGTGCCTGACACTGAAGCCGACCTGGTTGCCGGTGTCACCACAACAACGGTGCAGTCTGCAGCCTTCTCGGTCGGTCTGCCCTTGTTCCAGCTCCTTGCTGGACCGGGCAACGGCAACCTCTACCTCTTCGCCAAGGTCGACAACGCAGGCACGGTGCCCGTGTTCACGCAGTCGGTCATCAGCTGGAGAGAGTAGCATGCCAATTACCCCATGCTTCGACCCGACGACCGGGGCAAGCGGCGGAGCAAGCACCGGAGGCGGTGCAAGCGAGCCCGGCCTGACTGTTACCGGTCGCACTGACGGAGAGGCCTACACCGTCTCTGCGGGTGCGCGCTCCTTGAACATCAGCAACCCAGACAGCGCAGTGCTCAGCACAACCGTTGAGAAGGCAAGCGACGGCAGCAGCATCACAGTGACAGGACCGGCTACCACTACCCCGAGCTGGACCGCCCCCAGTGGCAGCACAACCGGCGAGGCTGTGCAAGTTCGGGTCACAGCCACTAAGGCCGGCCTGTCGAGCTCGGTCGGCTTCACGGAGAGGATAGCGGGCTCGGGCGGTGCCGGAAGCTGGACCACCAAGAGCACGCACGACATTACCGGTGCAGCGAATGCCGGCCCGTATACGAGCGGTGCGCAGACAGTAGACGCGACGGGCGGCAACATCACCATGACCGCCACCAGGGCAAGCGGTAACACCGGCAACGTCACCATTACGAACGGCACAGGGGCAGTCATTACTGCAGCAGGTGGCAGCGGTGCCATGACCGCAACCTTCGACCTGGGCGCCGTGCTCACCGGCTATGACTTCGAATACATTCGCTTCTATGCCATAGCCGTAGACGTCTACATCACAAACATCGTCTTTGATGATGACGGCAGCATTGCCCAAATTGCCATCTCAGACAATACCGCCTGGAATGACGGAGACGGCCGAGGCCTCGAGATTTACCAGGCTGACGCAAGCGACGAGCAGCGACGCATCAGGGGCGCAGGGTCGACGACCACCATCGACACCCGCACGAAGGTGACCGAACGCGTTGTGACCCTGGTGATGACTCGGGGGCAGATTGTAGACTTCGCTGACACCTCGGGCACCTCGGCACCAGCAGACCCGCACACGGCAACGCTGTACACCGCAGGAGGTGACGCGGTGCCCCGCAACGATGACACGCCCCTCTACATCACGAACTTCTTCTGCAACGTGACTGCCTTCGGCGGTGCCGCGTTGACCTGTACAAAGATAGTCGTCAGGCGGTTCCAATGAGTGTGATCATTAAGCAGGTGGACGAGGGTCTTGCCGACGGTGACATCCCCAGCGCGCAGATTGATGTGCGCTACACCGGGGCAGCAGACACCGGCCTTCATGTCACAGCTACGGTCGACCCGCTGCTAGTTGTCCAGATGCAGCGAGAGCTTGCAGTTGTAGACTTGAACCTGCAGCAGATTGCAGAACGCTCGAGGGCAGGCGAGAGCACACCGGTGCTCGTCTCTCACGTAGACGCTCTCGGGCTGCGCACAAGGCTCGAAGAGCTTGCGCTGAAGAGGTTCCCCTGATGCCTGCGTTCAAGATTGCGAAGTGAACCATGAGCTACCGTTACTCATCGCGCAGCCTGCAACGGTTGAACACTGCACACCCTGACCTTGTGTTGCTGTTCACGGAATCGCTTGCCTCCC